ATTTAGGTGCCCGTCAGACGTGTGTCGAGCTCTATCAGAAATATACGGTAGGAAGATCGCTTCAGTACACGAAGATAGAGGCGATACTATGCGCGTCGTCGCGATATCCACCGTGGACGAAGTTCCAGTTCGACCAAATGCTAAGTATTTAACCTTCACTCAACCTGAGAAAAGAGACCTAGTAAAAAGTCTGAGAGCTAGGGGAGCTACGAATTTTGAGGTAGTGGTCGTCAAGATTAATTCCGAACACCGTAGGAACCTTACGATTGACGGGTTCGTGCGCGGAATTACTAACACGGTGCATGAGGTGCAGGGTGGTACGTTCTCGGAGGTGATACTCGTAAGATGTAAATTTCAAGATGAGGCACCATTCGTCAGCGAGGCACATACTATAGTGGCTTTGTCTAGGCATACGCAAAAGCTGACTTACTATAATTTGACCACCAAGATGGATGATCTGACCTCTACGGTTATTAAACGGTCTCACGCTCTGACGAAAGCCTTTAATAACACTATTAAGTCGGTTGATACCAACGCTTCAGTTTCCGTCGACTGTCCTCCGGCTCATGCAGGGAAACCTGTTAAAGCCGGTTCGGCACCAATTGGTGTGATAAACATGTTTCTTGAGGAGATGGTCAAAGGGTCGACCTCCATCCACCTGGGTGACGTCTCAGACGAGATGAGGCAATCGCCTTTTGACAGTAACGTGACGGGGATAGCCGTGACTGAGGGTAGATACCCGAACAATTCTATGCGTCGCCAGGGTGTTTAGCCAAATCCGATCGCAAGCGTTTCCAAATCGCAGGCCAAGTCTCCAAGAGTCTCTGTACTCTTATGAAAACCGTAACTTCAACAATATCACGGTCCCCAGGTATTGTAATTCAGATGAGTTTGGAGCCGCTATGGCTGATAACTTACTGCTAACTTGCTTTGATAGCAAGAAGATTTTTGAGTTTAGGAACGACCCGATATCACCATCGTATCAAGCTTTAGATCATTGGTTGTCGAAACGTGATTCCAAACAACTGTCGGACTTAGCCCGAGATTTGGAGATACCTTTTGACATATCGGACGTTATCACCTCTTTTAAATATATGGTTAAAAGCGATGCTAAAGTTAAACTCGATTCGGGTTTCTTGACGAAGATTCCTCCGGCCCAGAATATAATGTATCATAAGAAGTTAGTGAATGCTATGTATTCCCAGATGTTTGACGAGATGAAAAATAGGATCATTTTGAGTCTGAACAAAAACATCGTTCTTTTTACCGAGATGAC